GTGGTCAACAACCAGGAGGGCAGCATCGTGCTGCGCCGCGGATGAAGTATCTCATTCCTTACAATCCGTTGAGGAGCTAGAATGCACTCGATATTGGCGGCCCGGACCGATTTTTCCGTCGGTGAATCCATTCTCACGACGGAGCAGCTTGTCGACCAGGCAGCGGCGCTCGGCGCGAAGGCGGTCGCGATAACCGACACCATGTCGGTTACGGGTATGATCGACTTCACCAATCGGGCGAAGAAAAAGGGCATCAAGCCGGTGATCGGCTGCCGGCTTCGCCTTGTCGATGATCCGACCTGGAGGCTCCAGAAGGGTCAGAAAAAGAAGGATATGCCGCCGGAATACTTTCTGACTGTCTATGCCATGACCGAAGCGGGCATGCAGGCGATCTTCCGGATGCTCACATTGGCCAACAGCGAGAGCCACTTCTACTACACGGCGAAGCTCGGTTTCAGCGACCTGATGAAAGAACTGAAGGCGCTCGACCAGGACGAGGACGACTTGGCCGTCGTTCTCGGCGATGCCAGCAGCGTTCTGACGCATCCGCGCGCCGACGACATCGTGAAGGAGATCGCGGGCTGCGTCGGCTTCATCTACGCGCCGCTGATCCCGATCAATACGCCATATTTCGGCAAGCTCAACGAGCTCGCCATGAAGCACATCGAAGACGGCACCGTAGATCCGATCGTGATCCGGCCTGCCCTTTACGGCAAGGACGAAGCGGACGCGCATGAAATCATGTCGGCCGTCTCCGCGAACAACAAGGTCAGCGATCCCTGGCACCGCTCGACCTTCAATCGGGANTTTCTATCTTGTCGGTCTGGCCGATCTTGTGCCGGAAATTAAGGCCGCTGCCGATCACATGATCAAGCGCGGCGTCGCCGGCGCCGGCGCCATGTTCAAATGCGGGCTTGAGAATACCGACTATCTCGTGAACGCCATTCAGTATGAGTGGAAGAAGGCTCCCGTCTCGCTGCCGAAGATGGCAGATGATGAGTTCGCCGCCGTCGTCGAGGAGTGCAAGAAGGGCTGGAGCGAGCGCTTCGGCCACGGGCCGATCTTTGGACATGAGCCTTCGAGGATAGTGCTCGATGAGACCTATATGCCTCGGCTCAAATACGAGCTGGGCGTCCTCAAGAAGCTCAACTTCTCCGGCTACTTTCTGCTCGTCCAGGACGTTGTCCGCTTCGCGAAGGATTCCGGTATTCTCGTCGGTCCCGGCCGCGGCTCCGTGGGCGGATCCCTCGTTGCGTATCTCATGGGCATCACGGATTGCGACCCGATCCGCTTCGGGCTCATGTTCGAGCGCTTCATCAATCCCGATCGTATCGACCTTCCCGACGCCGATCTGGACTTCATGTCCGAGCGCCGGCATGAGGTCATCCAGTATCTGATTGATAAATATGGCGAAAGGCGCGTGGCCGGTGTCTCGAACTTCGGCAAGCTCGCCGCTGCATCTGCCATTCGCGACATCGGTCGCGTCACAGGCATTCCCGAGCGCGAATACTCCATCTCCAAGATGGCGCCGAAGCTGCACGGTCAACCCATTCCCCTCCCCGACTGCCGCGCCCAGGTGCCTGAAATCGACGCCTTCGCCGCGAAGCACCCCGCGATCTGGCGGATCATGGAGCGTCTGGAAGGCACCACGCGCAACTTCTCTCAGCACGCCGCCGGCGTCGTGGTCGGCGGTTGCGATCTTGTCGAGCGCGCCGTCATCGAGCGCCGGAAAGAAGGNTCCGTCGTCTGCTGGGACAAGCGCATCGTTGAGGACCAGGGCCTGGTCAAGATGGATATTCTCGGTCTGCGGACGCTCGATCTGATCGCCGCGACGCTCGACTATATTCGCGAGCGCACAGGNGCCGCTCCGGACCTCATGCGTATTCCCCTCGACGATCCGAAAGTCCTGGAGAATTTCGCGGCCGCAAAGACGACAGGCGTCTTCCAGTTCGAGTCCGGCGGTATGCGCCGGCTCCTGAAGGAGCTCGGAGCCGACGGCACCATNACATTCGCCGACATCACGGCCGCGACGGCGCTCTACCGNCCCGGNCCGATGGAGTCGGGCATGATGGACAGCTACTATCTGCGCAAACAGGGCAATGAGTCCGTCGATTACGACCACCCGCTTCTTGAGCCGATCCTGAAGGAAACCTTCGGCGTGATCGTCTACCAGGAGCAGGTCATGAAGATCAGCCAGGTGATCGCCGGTTATTCCGGTGCCGAAGCCGACAAGCTCCGCAAGATCATGGGCAAGAAACTGCCCGATGAAATGAAGAAGGAGCGCGACAAGTTCGTTCAGGGCTGCGTGAAGACGATCGGCTGTCTCGACGCCTGGGCTGGAGCGCTGTTCGACAAGATCGAAGGTTTCGCCGGCTACGGCTTCAACCTGAGCCATTCGGTCGAATACACGCTCATCTCCTACCAGTGCATGTGGCTCAAGACCTATCACAGCGTCGAGTTCTACGCGGCCGCTCTGTCGCTGATGGATGAAGACAAGCTGCCTGGGCTGATCAAGGACGCGAACAAGTTCGGCATCGAGGTCAGCAAGCCCGACATCAATCTCTCGACCAACAGGTTCGAAATCGTCACNAATNCNCAGCTTGCGATGCCCTTCCAGCGCATCAAGGGNATTTCGGCGAATACGACNAACGCCATTCTGGAAGCGCGCAACGGNGTTCCNTTNGCCAGCATGANCGATTTTCTGGCGCGCGTGAACAAGACCAAGTGCAACGTCAGGATGCAGGCGGCNCTCGANGCNGTNGGCGCCTTCGCGCGCATCGAGCCTGGGCAGCCGTCNGCNNACGATCCGTCCAGGCTGAGGGACCAGATCGAGCTTCTGCCGGGCCTCATNACCGAGAGNGTTCCGGTCGGNCGCGACATGCACACGGACAAGCTGACGAAAGAAGCGATCGCCGCGATCGTCGATGACTACCGCGCGACACACGGGCCGGGCTCGGCNGCGGTGGACGGATTGCCGGTAAAGCCTCATTTCGGNAAGAAGGCGAAATTCATGATCATCTCCGACGCTCCGGGCTCGGAGGAGGAGCAGATCGGNTCGATGGGCTTCTCATCGAGNGGAAGCGCCGTCGTGCGCGCTCTGATGGATAACGGGCTCGATCGGATCGATTGCTACTGGACGGCGCTGATCAAGCGGCCCAAGCGCGACAANCAGGTCACGCCGGANGAGACGGCGATCTACCTGCCCTATCTCCAGGCCGAAATCGCAACGCTCAAACCCCCGGTCATCGTGCTGCTCGGCTCCATTACCGTTCGGACCTTCTTGCCCGATTTCAAGGGAAAGGCGTCCGAGGCGGCCGGCAAGGTCATCTACCACAAGGATCTCGACGCCAATCTCGTCGTCGGCTTCAACCCAGGCGAAATCTATCACTCGCCGGAGAAGCAGGCGGACATGAACGAAGTTTTCGCAGCGGTCGCAACCCTGCTTCCAACCTAAAGGAAAATCATGACTACCGAGACTACCGAACCGACACCCACGACGGCCGATCCCGTGGTGAAGCCGCTGAACTTCGCCGTGAAGGATTTCATCGACGCCACGCAGTTGAAGCGGGATCTCGCCTATTCCGAGGCGGATCTGGGCACCGCCATGTCCCAGCAAGCCTCGCTGTTTGCTCATTACGGCCAGCTCGCCGCCCAGGCTTCGCACCAGGTCGATGTCGTCAAGATGCTCCTCGAGAGCACCGAGGCCGCCGTCTACAAGCTGGAGCGCGACGCNGCCGCCAAAGCCGGCACNAAGGTCACAGAGGTTCTCCTGGAGAAGATNGTCTCCCGGCATTCTCATGTGATCTCCATGAAGAAGGCNCTCAACAAGGCNAAACAGATCGANGCGATGGGNAAGACTGCCGTCGAAGCCTTCCGGCANCGGCGCGACATGCTCGTCCAGCGCGGTCTGATCTCCCGCGAGGAGATGAAGGGTCAGCTCTCCATCGGNGNGAAATCGGCGCATGAAGAGGCGTTCGAGCTCAAGAAACAGGCNGTCTTGCGCAGCATTCAAGAATCTTCGCAGGACTAGCACATCCCCATTTGTTGCGTGCTATAAAGTAAGTAAGCACTTCATTCTCACACGGGAGCATCCCAAAATGAAAGTCGTGAAGAAGATCCTGCGGTTTCTCGGCCTGGTTGGCGATCGCAGCATCAGTTCTATTACCGCTCCGATCGCGCGCCTCTCGCGCACGCGAACTGGTCGCCAAATACGACCAGCTCGTCGAAATCTAAGGCGCGAAATCGCTGCGTTTCCGCCGTTTTCATGCTATAAATAAATAGCTAGATAGCTATCTGGCTATATCGAAAACCAACAAAGCACCTGCCTCCAAAGCATCTGCCAAGCCAAAAGCAAAGGACTACGAAAGCAAATGGCGCTCTCCCCCGAACTGATGAAGATGGTCTCTCAGGCCAAAAACAAGTATGCCGGCAACACCGGCAAGGCGATCAAACCGAAAGAAGGTCGCAATACCTACCGCATCGTCGCGCCGAGCAACGCGATTGCACCCTGGGTCGGTCCGACCGGCCAGTATTGGGCTGATCTCGGCGTTCACTGGATGAAGGCCGACGAAGCCGGCAAGCCTCTCGCCGTCGTCGGCGACTCCGACACGGTCTACGGCACCCCCTCGCTGATCAACTCCGCGATCGACCTGGCGATCAACTCCGCCATCGACGAGGATTCGAAGAAGCTCTACGAGAGCTGGCGTGCCCGCAAGAGCGTCCTCATCAACGCCATCGACCGCTCGACCCCCGGTGAAGACCCCGACGTNCTCGAACTCGACGCCGACGACCTTCGGCAAGGTTCTCGACCTGATCATGATGTATGGCGAAGCAGGCCAGGACATCACCGATCCGGCCAGCGGCGTGGACATCGTGATCACCCGCACGGGCAAAGGCCTCAACACCAACTACGACGTGGCGGTAGCGCCGGGCGTCTCGAAGCCGATTCCGCTGGAATCCGTATCTCGGGCGACCAATCTGCACGAGTTCATCGCGCAGAACTACTTCCGCGGCGAAGAGCAGAAGGCGCTCAACCTGGTGTCGCAGATCGCAGGCATCGCCCTGCCCGCTCTCGCGGCTCCGGCCACCACGGCAGCTCTCCCTCGCACGCCGACGGCCGCTCTGACGGCACCGGCGGCGGCAGTTGCCGATGCGGCTGTCGCGGAGACCCCGACCGCTGCGCCGGCGGCTCCCGCTGCGAACCCGAATGCTGACCTGGAGGCTCGCAAGGCCGAGCTCATCCGTCGCCAGCAGGAAGAACTGAAGGCACTCGAAGCTCAGGCTGCCGCTCCGGCGGCACCGGCGCCCGCCCCTGCCCCCGCGGCGGCGCCGGCTGTCACCACGCTCTCCGCGGCTGACGAGGAGAGCATCCTGGCTGAACTTGACGCCCTCAAGTAAGGCCTGGGCTTCGCGCTCCTGTCACTGCCCCCCCGCTGACAGGAGCCCAAGGGCCGGTGTGTGGTGTCCCCTGCGCACACCGGCCCTTTTTCTTCTGGAGTTTCAATGGGTAATCTCGGTTACTTGATAATTGATGGCAACTCGCTCGGGCATCGCTACAACAACGCGCCCAAGCTCTCGATCGGCGAAACGCAGGTCCAGGCCATCTACGGCTTCATGCGCGGTCTGCGCGCGGATGTCGCTCGCTACCAGCTCTACACCCCGGTCGTTCTATGGGATGGCGCCAGTTGGCGTGAGCTCGCTTTCTCCGATTACAAGGAGAACAGGCGCAAGGAAGCGAAGTCGAAATCCGAAATCAGGCAGCAGGAAGCAAAGGCCGCCTATACGAAACAGCGCCCCTACATCCAGAAGGCGTTCCGCTTTCTCGGCATCCCCCAAGTTAGCGCCGTTAACATGGAGGCGGATGACCTGGCGGCGATCCTGGTCGACCGTTACGTCGCGCAGGGTCAGAAGATCATCCTTCTGACCGGCGACAAGGACTGGATTCAGCTTGTCGGTCCCAATGTCGTTTGGCGCGATCCGGTAAACGACCGGCTCGTGAACCAGTCCAACTTCAAGGAGTTCACCGGCGTCGAACGTCCTCAGCAATTCGTTGAGGTGAAAGCGCTCGCCGGCGACACGGGTGACGGCGTGCCAGGCGTCGGCGGCATCGGCGAAAAGGGCGCGATCGAGTTTCTGAACGAATACGGGTCGATGGCCAATTTCTCGAACGGCATTCTCGACAAGTCGATCGACCCAAAGAAGCTCCACAAGAAGTATCAGGCCCTCGCTGAGAGCGACGAAAAGATGCTCGCCTTCCGGCGGAACCTGGAGCTGGTCGATCTGCATACCTCGGTGCGTCCCGCGCCCATCAACCTGCGTGTCGACAAGGGCGAGCCGGATTACGAAAAGCTCCGCGCCTTCTGCGACATCCTTCTCTTCAAATCCATCACCCAGGAATTCGACGAATGGATCCGGGTGTTTCCGCATTTTCGCGACCGCATACCCGCGGCCGCGTGACCCAAGGAGTCTAAATGTCCTCACCTGCTGAAATTGCGAAGGCGCTCGCTGGCGCGGGCCTCGTGAACGACGAAGAAACGACGGTTCGTCACTTCCTCAATACCGACTTTCCCCCGCTCAATCATGCGTCGAACCATGACTGGGAAGGCGGCTTGCCCGTCGGCCGCATGATCGAGATTGCCGGCCCCGCCTCGTCCGGCAAGACCGCAATCGCCACGGCCGCGATGGCGGCTGCTCAGCGTGCCGGCGGCGTTGCCGGCTTCAACGACCATGAGCGGTCGTTCTCGCTCATCCTCGCGCCGCGGCTCGGGCTCGATACCACGCCTGGCCGCTTCATTTTCAAGAAGCCGCGCACGTTCGAGGAGTCGCTCCAGATTTGCGTGACCGCCGCGACGATCATCCGGCAGAAGAAGCTCATCCCGCCGGAGGCGCCGATTTGCTGGGTCTTCGACAGCCTGGCCGCGATGGTTCCGTTGTCCGCCCTGATCGACGCGAAGTCCGGCAAGGAGAAGGCGCCGGAAGATCGCAACATGCACGACAACACCGCTCTGGCGCGGGCGACCTCTGCTCACTTCCCCGCCTTCGCGCTTCATTGCGAGGAGCTTGGCATTTGCGCCATCTTCCTCAACCAGATGCGCAAGAAGATCGGCGTCGTGTTCGGCGATCCCCGCAAGACGACCGGCGGCGATGCGCCTGAGTTCTATTTCAGCCAGCGCTTGTGGCTCTCGGCATCGCAGATCAAGAAGGGCTCCGAAGTCATNGGAATGGAAGTGACCGGCAAGTTCGTGAAGAACAAAGTCGCCCGNCCCTTCCAGGAAGCCAAGTGGCGCTTCATCTTCCAGCCGGACGGCACNGGGCGCTTTGACCGCGAGCGCTCGCTGGTCGAGTTNCTGGCNGACGAGAAGATCATCGAAGCGGGCAAGGCTCCGGGCACGGTGCTCTGGGATGGAGTGCAGCTTCACAAGGAAGTTGTCGCGCGCCGGATCGAAGCTGAAGGCGACGCCGGCTTCGCGAAGTTGAAGGCGCTCTTGCCGCCGAAATACGAACCGCCGGTGGTTGCGGAGATCGACGCTGCGTTGATCGGCGATGACGCGACCGAAACCGAAACTGAAAAAGCGGCGTAGTATTCCCTCGCATTCCCCGACCCCGTCTCGCTATAATTAACGAAGCGAGACGGGGTTTTTATGAAGTGCATTTCGATTTGGCAGCCATTCGCATGTTTGCTTGTCAAAGGCTACAAGATATTCGAGACGCGAGGTTGGGCGGCGCCTCCCACGGTGATCGGTCAGCGCATCGGCATTGCCTCGACCAAGAATATCAAGCCCGAACAGCGGGCTCATTTCGCCTCCGATGACTTCCAGAAGTTCTACTCGGCGCTCGGGCTTCCTTCGGTGCTCGATGATATGCCGCGTGGCTATCTGCTCGGATCCGTCATGCTCGACTCGGTCGAGCTGATAACCGAGGAGTTTCTGGAAGACGTGTCGATGGAGGAGCAGCAATATGGCTGGTTCAACATCGGCGGCTATGCCTGGCGAATGACGAACCCGATCGAATATCCGCATCCGATCATCATTCGCGGCAAACAGGGAATTTTCGATTGGCACGGAACACCGCCGAATGAGGAAGAAGTTCATTGACCGGCTGATCAAGCGCGGCCGCAGAACCTATGGCGCCGTCTACAAGCTCAAGGATGGCCGTGAAGTCTATCTCGCCTGGCGCAAGCAACAGGAGATGTTCAGGGCCGGCGAGCGCACCGCGAGCGATGCCCTGATGCTCGGCAAGGCGAGTTGGGCGCTCGATGAGGAAACTCTGATGAAGATGCGTCTGGAGGGCGTCGGTATTGTCGGCGTTCTCGTGAAGGAGACGGGCGACATCTACATCACCCCGCTCGCCAAGTTCTTCGATGAAAGTCTGGCAAAGGTCATGAATTACTCGGCCCGCGGCGGCGCCCTGCAGCGCTATCTGCCGGTCACTGAGTTCGCCTGCAAGCTCGGCTCGACGCGCATCCGTTGATCCATCGCTATAACTCAAAGTAGATACATCGCTTGATGAGGCTCTGCTATGAGCGTGGCACCTGTGAAGACAATGACGCTGGATGACGGCACCATCATCCCCGAGAAAACCTTCTTTCAGATCTTCGGGAGTGGCGTGCGAAAGCAAAAGAACAAGGTGCTGTCGGTCAAGGTCGACGGGCACGATCTACCCTTCACAGCGTCCGATCTTTCCTTGCTCCAGGAGGTCATCGATCGCCTGGTTGCCGAAAACCTCGAATATCAGGCGCGGATCACAGCGCCGGCCGCGCCCAAGCCGCGTATTCGCGTGAAGGCAGGCTCGATAAAGAGCGCGGGAAAGAGCGCAGCACCGAGCGTTGTCGCGCTATAACATAACAGTAAGCACTTACTTAGAGGTTTGTGGATGAGCATGTTCGCTGTCCTTTCGGACATTCATTGCCATGATTGGTCGCTCTTTTCGCGCACCAATTCCGACGGCGTGAACTCCCGGCTCCAGATCATTCTGGATGAAATGTTGCGCTCGGCGACCGTTCTGCACGGCGCCGGCGGCCGGGTGATGATCTGGACCGGCGATATTTTCCACACTCGCGGCGTGATCAACCCCGAGGTGCTCAACCCGCTGCGCGATACGGTCAGGAAGATCCTCGAAATGGGCATCGACATCTATGTCGAGCCGGGCAATCACGACCTCAAGTCGCGCGACACCTGCGAGCTTTCGAGCGCCGTGCAGAACCTCGAAATGAAGGTCGACGGCGGCGGTGAGCTTCTGGTGATCAACAAGGTTACGCGCATCGTGCGCGACGGGCACATAATGGGCTTCGTGCCGTGGCGTGCGCGCACCGAAGATCTCCTCGCCGATCTGGAGCTTCTCGCCAAGAGCGATGATCACGACAAAATGGATGTTTTCATCCATGTCGGCATCGATGGCGTTCTGCCGGGCATGCCGGCCAGCGGCATCACCGACAAGCTGCTCGGCAAGTTCGGCTTCCGGCACATTTTCGCCGGCGATTACCACAATCACAAGGTTCTCGAACACGGCGTCATATCCGTGGGCGCGACAACGCATCAGACCTGGGGCGATGTCGGCAGTAAGGCCGGCTTCCTTCTGGTCGACGGCGCCACCGGCCGCGTCACCTATCAGGCGTCGCATGCACCGAGCTTCATCGACCTCACCGGCCTCTCCGAAGACGAAATGCAGATGGAGTGCGACGGGAACTATGTGCGCTTCCGCGGGCCGCCCATGTCGCAGTCCGACATCAACAAGCTGAAGGAGCACTTTCTCGCCTGGGGCGCGAAAGGCGTCTCGATCGAGGTGCCGCGCGCTTTGACAGCGGCTCGCTCCACGACGACTCCCGCGACTGGGCTCTCCATCGATCAGTCGGTGGCGAACTACGTGGACGGGAAGAAGGACATTCCGGCGCATATCAATCGCGAAGCGGTGAAGCGCCGTGCCGTGGAGGTGCTCGACAGGGCCCGCACGGTCTACGAAGAAGCCTAGATCAGTCCAACTGACGCTCTGATATTATTTATATAAATCAGACACTTAGGGGTTATCATGCCGCTCTACAAGGTGAGTTTTACGACCAAGAAGATCGTCAATCGGTATGACGAGAAGGGCAAGCTCGTGGAGTCGCGCGAGGAGCAGGTCCAGGTGACGCACACCGCCCTGCCCCATGCTGCGGCGATGAGCTATTCGACCGCCGACAATTTCGCGATCGAGGAGTATTTCCTCGAACAGCAGAAGAAGACGAAGCCCTCCACAAAGATCAATTTCGATCATGCGCGTGCCTATGGGCGCTCGCGGAGCGAGAAGCATTTGCCGGAACCGAACGGTCCCGCAACGCGCGGCGGGCGTGTGGCGCCGCGTCATTCGACCGTCGCCGAAGCGGCGCGCACCGGCGATCTGACCGCGGCGCTCAATAAGGTCGAAGCGGCATGAACCTGCGCGACCACATCGAGCCGCTCTCGGAGGCGATCGGGCACGCGCTGCATGCCGGCCTGCCCGATGTTCGCGAGCCGGAGACGGTATTCGACCGGGAGAAGGGCGAGCATGTCCTGACCGGCAACGTCATTTCGCGGCGCCCTCGGCGCGACGAAATCTCTGTGGATATGTTCTGTCAGTCATGGGGCTCTACCGCACTGGGCTTTGGCGGCGTCGGCGGAGCCGCAATCACAGTCGCATACACCATCGTCATCACAACCTATGCAGGCGCCTCCGCCGTCTATTTTGGCGGCCGCTTCGCATATCGCGTGGAGAAGCCGACGGTCGAGTTCTTCGAGGATTCGCTTGCCCGGCGCATGCACGAGGTTCGCGGTGCAAAGGAACGCTACGAGAGGACTACATGAAGTTTACCAACCTGGAGATCGAGAATTTTCTGGCAATCTCGAATGCCAAACTGAACCTGGCCGATCGTGGGCTCGTGCTGATCCAGGGCATTAATCATGACGACACGTCGGCTGAGAGCAACGGCTCCGGCAAATCGTCGCTTGCGGATGCGTTGTGCTGGTGCTGGTTCGGCACCACGGCGCGCGGCGCGTCCGGCGACGATGTCATCAATGACAAGGCCGGCAAGGGCACTCGTGTCGCCTCAACCGTCACCGATGGCGCTATCACCTATACGGCGACCCGGCACAGGAAGCACAAGACCGGCAAGAACACGCTCACCATCACGATGAGCGACGGTCTGACCGAAACCGATCTCACCAAGGGCACCGACAAGCTCACGCAGGAGGTTGCTGATCGGATCATCGGCTCGTCCCTCGAAGTGTTCGCGGGCTCGATCTACGCCGGGCAGGAGCGTATGCCTGACCTGCCGGCTATGACCGACAAGCAACTCAAGACGCTGATCGAGGAAGCAGCGGGCGTAAATATGCTCGAAGCGGCCTATCGCGAGGCCCGTGACAGCTTGAAGACCGCGCAGACCGAGCTCACCTCGCTCGAAACCCGGCGCAGCTTGCTCATCAACAACCTGAATTCGGTGACGGATTCGATCAATCACACCGCCGCCCAGGAGAAAGCCTGGGAGGATAATCGCAGCACCACGATTCAGGAGCTGAACAAGGAAGCCATCACGACCATCAACAATTTCCGTGATGCAGAGACGAAGATCGCGGCGCTCAACGAGGCGGCTATTCGGGAAGAGCTCGCCGAGGTGGATAAGCGGATCGCGGCGGTCGCCGAGGAGGGCAAGAAGCTCGCCGAGTTGAAGGCGAATGTTGCGCGCGCGGATTCGGCGCTCAACCAGGCCGATCGTGCGGTCAAGCAATGCACC